GACACTGCCCTAGCCGAGCATCTTTCTCCTCCAAGACTCACAAGAGGCATGAATCTCTCATACGACCCCTATGAAGATGGAATCGAATGGTCAACTAACCCACTCTAATCCTCAGCAATCCATTCCGCTACACCAAATGTAGCGACCGCTACGCCGGAAATAGCGCCCTCGATATAGAGGCGTGGCCCGGCGAGTATGGGACAGTAATAAGCCTTCGAGAGGAACCTTTCGCCGGGCCCCCTCTCGGGGGCTTTTCTTCGTGCGAAACAGCGCGAAAGGGGGTTCGGCATGACCGGGACAGAAACATTGGCTTCCCTTCCTCCTGCGAGGGAACATCTTGTAAGGCTTATGCAGGAAATCAATTTCGGCGAGATCAAAGGACTTATCTTCCAAGAAGGTGAGCCCATCTTCAATCCGCCACCACGGATATTGCGGAACATTAAGTTCGGAGGTGAGAACAAGCCTCGTCCCGAGACTACCAAACAGGATTTCATTTTGAAGGCGAAGATATGTGACCTCTTCGCACATCTTGAAATCTTGGGTAGCGGAACTATCAACTCGCTCAAAATAAAGGAAGGATTACCTGTAGTAATGACCATCGAGGAGGACGCTGACAAGCACGGGAGTCAGCTCCCCATAAGTGATTAGAATTCCCGGAACCTGGCAACGAACCGGCCACGAAGTGGAGGCGTTGTGGGTGCCGCCGAAGCGGTAAGCCTGCAGCGCCTTCTCTCGCATCAGTTACGACCTCGGTTGGCACTCACATGCCCCTCAGCCACGAGGAGGCGTAAGTGGATACCAATCAGAAACGAAGAGGAATCAATGAATACGCAGCGGAACTTATTCGCCACAAAGCCCGCCAGCTTGTTGGAAAGGCGGGATTTACATGGAGCGATGTCAGAGACATCGAACAGGAAATGATACTTGACCTACTTTCGCGTTTTCCGAAATTCGACCCGGACAAAGCGGCCCACAGCACTTTCGCGGCACGCATTGTCGAGCACAAGATTAGCAAGCTCTTCCGATACCGCAGACGAGAAATGCGCGATTACCGGCGCGAGTCCTGCTCACTCGACGATCCAATTGAAGATGCTGAAGGTAAACCAATCCGGCGCGCATGTTCGTTCTGTCAGGGTAAAGCAGCCTTCCGTTTAGGAAAGCGTGCTCGCTCCCGCGAGGAAGAAGCACAACTTCGGATAGATGTCTCGCTCGTGCTTGAGAAACTGCCCGATGACCTGCGCGAAGTTGCCGAGCAGCTCAAGACCGAGACGGTCTCCGATGCCGCCAGAAACCTAGGAATCCCGCGCACCACGCTTTACGGAAACATCAAACGGATACGGTCTCTCTTCGAAGACGCCGAACTTCAAGATTATTTATGACGTTCTTCGTCACACCGCCTGCGCACGGGGTAAGTAACCGAATGTCAGCAAACACCAGGAAAGGGGAAACGACATGAATGGCGAAATCTACCATTACCAGTTCACAGAGAATGTCCCCGCAGTAGAGATAGAAGAAACCCTCCAGCTGGCGATTCTCGCCGCCGAGTGCCTGCATGGCCAGTCGCGTGTGCGTTTGGATGCCTCTTACTGCATGGATGCGGACAAGCGTACTTACGTTGTCGATGCGCGCACCCCGGTGGGCAGGGACATAGTTCGTATCTTCACCGGCTTTGCCATCCGCGAGTTCGGCGAGGATGCCTTCAAGGTGCGCCGTGCAGAGGCAACACCTGAACACAAGGCAGAGGAAATCACGAAGTGAATCCATCGAATAATAACGAGATAAATGTACTCGAATCGCTTGCCGAGAAGATGCTTGACAACGCAAGCGCTGCCACCAAAGAGGCCGGAAAAGCATCATCGCGCAATAACCGGTCGAAAGAACAATATCACCTCGGCAAGAGGGATGCCTACCTTCACTTATATCAGCTTCTGAAAGACCTGCCTAAGGAAACAGCAAGCACAGAAACCAAGGCCAGAAAGAGAAGGAGAGCGACTCGTGAATAAGAACAACAACACCGGGCCTTCCGTCGGGGACGTGCTCGGCGAGATAGGCAAGGAACTCGAAGGAGAAGAATCACAGGTTTCACCATATATCGCGGAAAGAAAGGAGGTTAAGGGTGTGAAGTTACTGGAACAGGTTCAGAGCGGGAAGCAGCCTGCGCCCCGCCGTGTGATGCTCTACGGCACTCAGGGCATAGGCAAGTCGACATTCGGGTCGATGGCCCCGAAGCCGATATTCATCCAAACCGAGGACGGCCTGGGTGAAATCGACTGCAAGAAGTTCCCGCTCGCGGAAAAGTTCGACCAGGTCATCGCAGCCCTTTCGGAGCTCTATACCGAAGAGCACCCGTACAGAACGGTTGTTGTCGACTCGCTCGACTGGCTGGAAAGGTTGATCTGGTACGAGGTCTGCAGGAAGCGTGGTGTAGAGAGCATCGAGGATATCGGTTTTGCGAAAGGTTACACCTTCGCGCTGATGCAGTGGCGGCAGTTTTTGGAGGGACTTACCGCGCTTCGCAACGAGCGCGGGATGATGGTCCTTCTTATCGCGCATGCGAAGATCGAACGATTTGAGAACCCCGAGACCGACAGCTACGACCGGTACGCGCCGCGTCTCCACAAGCTGGCCTCGGCACTTGTGCAGGAGTGGTGCGACGAGGTGCTCTTCGCGAGTTATAAGGTGTACACCAAGGTCACCGATGAAGGATTCAACCGCAAGAAGGCGAAAGGATGCGGCACCGGCGAGAGGGTAATCCGCACCACGGAACGGCCGGCGCACGTGGCGAAGAACCGCCTCAACCTGCCGGACGAACTGCCCCTCGACTGGAATGCATACGCTCAGTATCTACCCAAACCGAACGGAGGTGATAAGAATGACTAACTTGCAAGGATTCGATGCGAACGAAGTCGAACCGATGGACGAGTTCGAGCCCATTCCCGCGGGGAAGTATCCCGCGGTCATCACGGAATCGGAAATGAAGCCTACGAAGTCGGGAACCGGCTCCTACCTCGAGCTGGTCTTCCAGATTATCGAGGGCGAGTACAAGGGCCGGCTGTTGTGGTCGCGGCTCAACCTCGACAACCCCAACGACCTGGCGGTCAAGATCGCCCAGGGCGAGCTGTCGGCAATCTGCCGCGCGGTGGGCGTGATGCAGCCCAAGGACAGCATAGAGCTGCACAACTTGCCACTGATAGTCTCGGTGAAGTGCAAGAAGCGCGAGGACACGGGCGAGATCGTTAACGAGATAAAGGGCTACGCGAAGAAGGAAACAGCCGCCGCGCAGCCGAAGCAGGAGGCTTCGAGCACTCCTCCCTGGGCGCGGAAATGATCGAGCTTGAGCTCCCGTTTCCGCCGTCGGTGAACCACTACTACCGGCGCGTGGGTCCAAGGACGCTTATCAGCCGCGAGGGTCGCGCATACCGTGAGAAAGTCTGCGCGATCCTCACGACCCTCGGCATCAAGCCCATGGCGGGGCCGCTCGATGTCCAGGTCGAGATATACCCGCCGGATCGGCGCAGGCGGGATATCGACAATGTTCAGAAGGCTCTATTCGATGCGCTCGAGCACGCGGGCGCATACAAGAACGACAGTCAGATAGTGCGACTCGCCATTGAGAAGTGCGATCCGGTAACCGGTGGGAGGACAATAGTCAGGATAGGAAAGCTATAGATGCTGCAGTTGAGACCTTACCAGGAAGAAGCGGTGGCTGCCGTCTACCGGCACCTGCGCGAACGCGACGACAATCCATGCGTCGTTCTGCCAACGGCGTCAGGCAAGACTTACGTCATGGCCACGATATGCAGGGATGCTATCGCCCGATGGAACGGGCGGGTCCTTATCCTCGCGCATGTGAGGGAGTTACTTGAGCAAGCCGTTGAGAAGCTCGATGCGGTCGCGCCCGACCTCTGGCATCAGGTCGGCATCTACTCAGCGGGCCTCAAGAGCCGCGACACTGAGCACTCTGTTATTGTCGCGGGTATTCAGTCGGCCTACAGGCGGGCCTGCGAGTTCGATGCTTTTGACCTCGTTATAGTGGACGAAGCGCACATGATCCCGCCTGAGGGTGAGTGGATGTACAGAACATTCCTGGAGGAGGCCCGCACCGTCAATCCGAATGTCCGCGTGATAGGACTTACGGCCACGCCGTTTCGCATGAAGTCAGGCTCGATATGCGCTCCGGAGAACTTCCTCAACCACATCTGTTACGAGATCGGCGTGCGTGAACTCATAGTCCAGGGCTATCTCTGTCCTCTAAGGACCAAGTCCGGGAGTATGAAGGCGGACACCTCGCAGCTCCACGTTCGGGCCGGCGAGTTCGTGGCAAGCGAGACCGAGGCGCTTATGGATGAAGATAAGCTTGTGAATTCAGCCTGTGCGGAGATTGTCAACTATACGAAAGACAGAAAATCCGTCCTCATCTTCGCCAGCGGGGTTCAGCACGGCAAGCACATCGCCAGGATACTTCGTGAAAAATACGGCGCGGACGTCGCCACGGTTTTCGGCCATACCCTTTCAGGTCTACGCGACCAGGCGCTCGACGACTTCCGTGCCGGGCAACTCAAGTACCTCGTGAACGTCAACGTCCTTACGACAGGGTTTGACGCGCCCAACATCGACTGCGTGGCAATGCTGCGGCCGACCATGTCGCCGGGGCTCTTCTACCAGATGGTCGGGAGAGGCTTCAGGCTCCATCCCGACAAGGAAGACTGCCTGG